TAACTTCGCGTTGCATTTCTTTCATTTTAACTTTATCTACTAATTCAGATAGATTTTCATCTTCTGATACCATTGAAATTCTTTGGTTTTTAGTCTCAATAGCTTCATCTAAAGCTTCAATTTGAGCCTCTAATGTAGTTACTTTACCTGCGTTTTCGATTTCAGCTAATTTAGAATCAATTGTTTCTTTTTTAACTTTTTTCTTTTTGTCTTTAGCTTTGTCTTTTAAGTCTTCTTTTTCGTCACGCATTCCATCTAAATAGCCTTCTTCCTCAGCATCAGTTCTTGCGTTTTCTGTAGTCATTCCTGCAGGGCGTAAATCAACGTAACCACCAATAGCTTCGTTAATTAAATCTGTTAATTTAATCATATTTTCTTTTACTGGGACCATTTGGTCTGAGTTTGAAGCTTTTAAACCGGGTGCGTCATCAGTATAACCTATACCTTTAACACCAAAAGCAGCTTCTTTCATGTAGTAATTTCTATCTTTAGCCATGTTTTTAGCTACGATTTCTTTTAATTCATCTACAGTTTTATCTACATTTTTAGGATCTTTCATTTCAGCATAGTATCCTTTTAAAAATGCTTCGCCGTAAAGATTATCAATATTTTTTTCATCTTTATAGTCAAAACCAGCAGTCTCCATATCAGTAACCTCTTTAGTAGGTTTCTTTTCTTCGGCTTTAGCTTCTTCAGCTAAGAAATTTTCCCAATTCATAAATGGATTACCTCCAGTTACTACACCACCAATATCTTCTGAGATGATTTGTTTTTGTTTTAACACGCTTACTGCAGTATTGTAATCAGTAAGGTTGTTAAATAAATTTGGAAATTGTCTTAAAGCAGATTTCATAAAGATATTTTTATTACCTTTACCTTCGTTTAATAGGTTATACTGCTCTTGTAATGTTAACTGTTTCATTATCTATCTTTTAACAATTGTTCGATATCTTTAATATAATCTAAAATTAAATCTGTAGGATAAACTACACTATATGCTTCTGGTTTATCCTGGTAGTAAGCTATTGTTTCATCTTTAGCTTTATCTATTTTAGGATATAAAGCGTTTAGTCGTTTTTCAATTTCTTGAAACGCAGCAATACGTTTTTCTTGAAATTGAGAACGTTTTTCATCGCGTTCCTTTAGATTTAACTTATACTTATACATATTACTTTTTCCCCCATAAATATTTAGTATCTATGGCTTTTGATTGTTTAGCTAATTTTTCGGGATCAACTAATTTGTATTTAAATCCTTTTACGTAATAATTATCTTTAACTCCTTTTTCAGTTGCTTTAGGACCTAAACCTAAACTAGAACCAGGGTTAGCTTCTTTTACGTTTTTCTTTTTAAATGCTTTTGGAGTAGCGTATTGTGCTCCTGTACCTACACTAAAAGAAGCACCACCGCCTCCAGTACCACTCATTTCATTCATCCCTTTAATACGAGCATATTCTTTAGCTTTATTATTACGTAAATAAGTTCTTAACTCATTTCTACGTTTTCTAATATCTAAATAATGATCTTTAAAAAAAGGCTCACCTGTTACATCAGCTACTTCTTTAGCTGTTTTCATTAGGTCAGTAATATCTTTAAATAATTTTTGATAATCAGCTGAATATTCAACGTCCCAACTGATTTGGCCTGTTTCCGGGTCAATATTAGTTACAGTAGTTTGTATGCCACCTTTTACTTCAGTATCGCCAATTTTAGCCATGAGCGGTTTTTAATTCTTCTACTAATTCTAGATATTGTAATATGTTTACAATATTATCTGATGTTACATTTGAAGTTTTATCTAATTCTTCGATTAGATTATTTACTTCATTAATTTTAATTTGAACTGCTTTATCAGTGATTTGGGATAATAATTTAGTTAATTGAGATTTAATTTTACCTACTTCAATATTATAAAATTCTCTTAATACTGGGGTTGAGTCAACTGAATTAACGTATTGTCTTAATACTTCTTTTTGACTGGAGTGTAAACCATCATATTTACCATTGAATTTTTCCATTAAAATTCTATAAGTAAGCATACGAGTATCTTTATCGTATGATTGGAATTCTTGTAACACTTCAGCTTCTACTTTCTTTTCATTGATATCTGAAGTAGAGAGATGCTCTAATAGAGTCATTTTATTGTTTACAATAACATTAGTGTCTACTAGAGCTTCAGTATTTTGTACTTCCGATAACATATAATAAGCAGCATGTACTTTATAATGTGGAAGTTTTGTTTTAAAGAATTCTTCTAAATTATAGCTAGATTTAATCTCGTTAATTAAATTGTATTTTTCCTTTTTAAGGGCTCTACGGTTTAATTTTTTAGATGATTCTAATAAGGTTTGAATCAAAACATTAGCCTTACCTTCAGTAAGGGTAGTAGTTTTAGTTAACGCTTCATATAATTTATATTCCTTTCCTAATTCGGACTTAACGAAATATTTTTGGATTAATTTAATGGCAGCAGACTCTACACCATTTAGAGTATCTGCGGTTACTTGTCTAACAAGTAACTCAAAAAGAATACCAGTATTTTTGTACTTTGAATGTTTAATGTTCATTCCAAATAAGGTTTATTATAAATATATAAGGAGATATTACTCTTTAATATTTTTTTCGTCTAATAGTGATTCATTACGTTTTCCTAAAGATTCTAAAAGAGAAATATTTTTAGAATAAGCTAATTTAGCACTTTCTCTTAATCCATCAGGTTGATCGTCTACTTTATTTTGTTGACGACCTAATCTATCTTTTCCAAAAGCATTATCTTGAGTATTAATATTAGATACTTTTTCTTCAGGTCTACCTAATGGTTCTTTTTCATTATATCCATCAGGTACGTTAGCAGGATCACTTTCCATTCTACCTTGACCATATAATGAAGCTAAATCATGTGGTGTGCCATATGAACGACCTGTTGTTAATGGATCATTACCTTCAGTCTCAATTTGAGCTAAACGGAATCTACGTTTTTGATCTTGTACAATTAGATCTCTATATTCTTCATATTGATCTTCACTGAAGTGGAATACGTGCTCATAAATCCAATCTGTTGGGAATAATTTATTTTCCATCATTTGACCAGCTAAATCTACTTTTTCTTTCATTAATGCGATCTTTTCTTGATCGTAAATAATTGAAGGTGTAGTTAAATCTAGTTCAAAATTAGTCATTTGTTCGTCTCTATACCCTTGAGCGTATAAGTGAACTAAAGCAATTTTATATAATTCTGAAATTAGAATGCGTTGAATGCGGTCAATTGTGCGACCAAAACGAATATCTTCAGCTGCTAATGTAGCTTTACCTGAAAGGTTTTCATCATAACCCATAAATGCTTTAGGCACTTTAAGAGCAGCAAATAATTTTTCTCTTAGGTATTCTACATCTTCAATTGCAGCATACTCTAAACCTTTAGTAGTATCAATTTTTGTTGCTTGATCATTACCTCTAATAGGAATATAAAAATCTTCCATAACATTTTGCATGTTATATTTTAAATTATATTCACCAGTCTTTTGATCCATAAACGGAGTACGCTTCATTGTAGAAATAGTTTTCTGCATAAAGTTTTCTACCTCGTTTGGTGGAATTGAACCTACATTGATATAGAAAATACGTTTTTCAGGTGCACGAACGATTCTATGGATTAACATAGCATCCTCCATTAGTGAATATTGTTTAAATAATTTACGACCTGGTTCTAAGTAAGAACGTCCATATGGAAGATAATTTACATCAGATAATAATCTAAAGTGGGCAATCTCGTAATTATCAAATTCAATTGTATTTGCTTGAGAATTATTGTTTGGTGTAGTATAATAACCAGAAGAAGAACCTCCGTAAATACCCTCTGGGTTGTATGTAAATACTACTTTTGATGGATTTTCTGGGTCAAAGTTTTCTTTTCTTTCAATATGATAAGCAGAATAAGGGATTACATTATAAACACCAAATTTTTCAGAAATCTCTAGTTTTAAGAAAAAATCACCATATTTACACATTTGGCGAGTCCAAGACCAAAGGTTAAACTCAATGTTTAATACATCGTAGAATAAATTATATAGGATTTTTTGAATATCTTCGTCCGAAGATTTAATTTGTAACACTTCACCCATATCACTTTTTAAGGTACATTCATCAGAAATAATATCTAATGCTGAAGCTACAATAGCATCTGTATCCATTAAGTCATAATCTGAGTAAAGGTATGTTCTTAAGTATTGATAATTGAGATTAAATTGTTGACCATATAATGAGGTAGATGCTGGGTTTTGGTAAATGCCTTGAAACCTATCCATTAATGAATTTGTGGCAAATTCACCAGAAGTTTGGATATGGTCTGTATCGACTACTTTAAGTTGATTACCTCCAACATTTCTAATTACTACGTCAGAAGCAAATAATCTTTGTAATCTTTTAAATAAGCTAGTATCAGCCATAATGTAATTTATTATTATAAATATTTAGAGAAGCCAACTAATGTCTTCTTTTCCACCATATGGGTTATCTATTTCATATGGATTTTGAATATTTCTATTATTATTATATCCTCCTACAAAAGGTGTTTTATTAGTTGACATACTATTTAAAGTAGCTTTACTCATATCTAAATGTTGTTGTCTAAATTTAAATGAAGTATCTCGCATAAACATAGCAATCCCAAATGACATAACCAAATCATCATTGTAACCTTGTTGAGCTTCTGCACGTCCGTTTTTCCAAATAAACACTTTCATTTCTTCTATCAATCTACTTGATTGAATTATTACACTTTGATCCGAAATATATTCTTGGAATTTACCAATTACCATAGGTCTAACCTTTGATGTCATACTAAACCCAGGAACCATTTTACTCGTATCCATGTATTTGTCAAAATACGAATCTACTCTTGTAGAATCACCTTTAGTTGAGTAATGAAGGTTAGTATATCCTCTATCTATTACTGTTTGAATAGTAGACCAACCAATTGAAGCGTTTTCAATTACAAGTAATGCTTCATTATATTCAGTAGCAATACCTACTAATAAATGACCATATTCTTTAGTACCAATTTGACCTTTATATTCTGCTACTTGTGTATTTGTTTCAATGTCAATAACGTGGAACGCAGAATAATCCTTCCCGTCTCCACGAGCCACATCAGCAACCACAAGGTAGGATCTTGAATAATCAGCGGGTTCCCAAATCCATAAGTTCTGGTCAGCGCCTCGTTTCTCAAGTGGGTTCTTAATATATGTTTTTTCATAAAATTCAATGTATTCAGGGTAGAATACAATATCGCCTGAGGTAGAGAAATCACAGTCACATTCTTGTGCTGCCATTCTAGGATCACCTAATAATTCATCTTGTCTATCTCTCCATACTTGGTCACGTTCAGGGTGAACATACCAAGGTAATTTAATAGGTAAGAAATCATTCTCACCATTTTCTGCTCTAACCCATGTTTGATGAAACCAATTACCTGTACCATAAGGAGTAGAAAGTGCTATACACCCACCACCAGTAGCAAGTGTTTGTTGAGCTGAAGCCCATATTTCACCAATATTATCAATAAAAGCAGCCTCATCAATTAATAGAAGGGAAACTGCTTCTGATCTACCAGCATCACTACTTGCAGATGTTGCTTTAATTTGTGATCCATTACTTAATCGTAATGTTAATTTGTTATTTTCAGGTGCATCTATTTTAAGCCAGGAAGGTAAATTTTCATACATGAATTTAACCTTCGTAACCATGTTTTTAGCTGTA